CCTTCCAAAACGGACGTGCACCACTTCATGCTGTCGCGCAGGGAAACCGTCACCGCGGGCGAAGTGGAGGCGTGGGAATATTTCCCGGTCATCGTGGAATCGTTCCAGATGGACAAGCCAATCGACGGCTCGTGCCCGTTCAACTTTAACTATAAAGTGGACGGCCAGAGCGGTCCCGGAATGTACTACCGCACGGTTCCGGAAGACGAAATCGCCGCCGAGCCGGAGGACGCTGAAGAGCCTTCAGGCGATCCGCTTGATGACGACGATTAGGGGGCGGGGCGATGAAATTTACGGCCAACAAAACATACACTTTTTATCCCGACGTTAACGGCAACCTTAGCCTGCCGGAGGGCGAGCGGCTTTCCGTGGAGATAATCCGTCCCACGGCGGAGGAGCGCGGCGAGATTTCCTGGGTGGAGGGGATGGGGCGGGGAACCAAAGTGGAAAACGCCGCGAGGTTCCGTTTTAACACCTCCCGCATTCTGCGGCGCAACGCCGGCGAAATCCGCAACTTAACCGTCGTTGACGAAAACGGCGGGGAAAAAACAATCCGCAGGGGGGAGGAGCTCGCCGAAGCGAGTTTTCTCGGCATGAACGTTTTGGTTGACGTTATCTGCACCGAAGTGTGCGCGGACCATCTGACCGAGGCGCAAAAAAAAATCTTAGAACCGGCTTCCAACTCGTCTGGGGCGGATGGCACGAGCGGGAGTTAAGGCGCGAGTTCGCGCGGGAAAAAATCCTCCTGCGCGACAGGGTCATAAAACGGGGTGAGGTAAAAAAATACCTCACCCAAAAATTTTATGCGGCGTACAACCTGTGGGCGAAAATAAAACGCTACGGATGGCCGCACGGGGGCGCGTGGGCCGAAGAGCCGGCGGCCCTGGTGGAACTGGTTGAACTTTTTGATACCGAGTTTGATTTATTAAAAGAAAAAGATCGGGAAAAAAATGCAGGTAAGGGACGAACTGCGGGTTCTGGTTGAAGCGGAAGTCGCGCAAGCCATAGAAAATTTCAAAAAACTCGAAGGGAGCATCGGCCACGCGGCGGGGGAAACCGACAAACTGGGCGACAGCATGGATAACGTCGGCGGCTCCGCGAAAAATTCGGCGCTGGGGGTTAACGATCTCGGGAAGGCGCTCGGCAGCCTCGCGGAGGTGGCCGCGCTGGCCAAAGCGCTGGACATGATAAAAGACCTCGGGGTTTTCGCGCTTTCCGCCGCCGACAATTTCCAAACCATGAAAAACCAGTTCGGCGTTTTGTTGGGCGACATGGAAGCCGGCGCCGGGCTTTTCAACGAGATAAAAAAGTTCAACGACGTGACGCCGTTCGACATGGGCACCCTCACGCAGGCGACCAACGTGCTTATTTCGGCGAAAGTCCCCCTGCAGGATTTGCAGGCCCAACTAACCAAATTCGGCGACCTGTCGCAGGGCAACTCCCAAAAAATGACGAGCTACGTTAACGCGTTCAGCCAGGCGGCGGCCAAAGGCAAGGCCGACATGCAGGTCCTCAACACCTATTTGCACCAGGGCGTGCCGATACTGGACGCGCTCGCGAAAAACTTCGGCGTAACCACGGACGAGGTCGTGAAAATGTCCGGCGAGGGGAAAATCAGCTTTAAGGATTTTTCCGCCGCGCTGGACGATCTCACGGCCGCGGGGGGGCGGTATTTCGGCGGAATGGAGCTCGCCTCGCAAAGCCTCGCCGCTATGCAGGAAGGACTGAAGGAGGCGGTCAGCTCGTTGGCTGCCTCCTTCGGCGAGATGCTGCTGCCGGCGGCCACGGGCGTCACCGGAACGCTGACCGATCTTACGAACGCCATAAATAAAAGCCCGATATTAAAGGGCCTGTTGACGGGCGCGTTAGTCGCGATTACGGGATATTTGGGGGCGATGGCCGTCAAGGCGACAATCGCCTTCGCCGCCCAGATGAAATTGAATTTCGCCATCGGGGCTTTAAACCCCGTGGTTCTGGCCTCAACCGTCGCCGTGGCGGCGATGGCGGCGGGGTACGCGGTCTATTCGTCAAAAGCCCAGGCCGCCGCGAAAGAATCCGAGGATTTTAACCTGGCGTTAAGGAAAAAATCAAACGCCTTGCTCGACGCGGCGGCGGCAGTCAGGGAATACGCAAACTCATTTAGCGGCATGGGCCATGAAGATATCGCCAGAAAGATGAGAGCTGCGGAACAAACCGTAACCGGGCTAAATAACGCCATACGGGAAAATCAGGAAGAGATAGACCGGTTGAATGACCGTTACCGCGAATACGGACAAGATCACTTTGTTAACAATACTGAAGACATAAAAAAGCTGGAAACACTTATCGGAAGGCAAAAGGATTTGCTGGAGGCTGCCACGGCGGAATTGGACGCGCTCCGGCGGGGTTATTCCGAATTCAGACGGGAGGCGGGCGCCGGCGTTGACAATAACCGGATCGGCTGGATAGAAAAAATGTTCGGCAGCACCCAGGAAGCGAAAATCAAACAGATCAACGAGCAGCTCGCGACCGCCAACGGGTACCTGTCAGGAAGCAACCTAAGTGAAAGCGACCGCACAAAATTACAGGCGATCGTCCGCGGCCTGAACGAGGAGCTTCAAAGGCTCCAAAACAAGGGCGAGGACATTAACCGCGTGGCCGCCGAATGGAAAAAATCTTGGGCCGCGTTCTATGAAAAATTTCAGGCGGAACGGTCAGGCGACCCCTTCGCCGTCATTGAATACGAGCGGAAGAAAAAACTCGAGGACGCGTGGAACAACTACATACGCACCGGCAACAAAGAGACCATCGACCAGATAAACGCCTACTACGACGCGCAAAGGGGCGACGCAATCAAACGGATCGCGGGTGAGGAAGACCGGATGCGGAGGGAGCTTTCCAAGACTAAAATTGACGATATAAAACACGAACTGCAAGAGGCGCTGGAGGCCATCAACACCCTTGAAAAACAGCGCGTTATCGCGGCGGCGAATTCCGAGGAGGAAATAGAGGCCATACGGAAGCGTTTCGCCGCGATGCGCGAAGAAACGGAACAGCAGTTTAAAATTAAAATTGAAAAAACAGAACTTGAGGAGGCTCGGGAGGCGGTCAAAAATTGGCAGGAGGAGCTTTCCGACGGGCTCCTGCGCGGAATTATGGATCTCGGGATATTCGCGGATCAGGCTTCGGTCATATTGAGCGATCTGACCGCGCAACTCCTTGAGCTTTCCGCCTCCGCGGCGCTTTCGGGTTTTGAAGAATTCGGACGCGCCCTCGGCGAAGGGGAGGACGCAATGGATTCAATGGGCAGGGCGTTGGCCGCCATGGCCCAACAGATTTTAAAACAGCTCCCGATGATGTTCCTGCAGGCCGGACTGCAACTGATCGCGAACGGGCAGTGGCCGTTGGGCCTCGGCTTCATCGCCGCCGCAGGATCGAGCGCCATCATTTCCGGCTACGTGGACGGGGCAAGCAAACACGCCCAGGGCGGGGTCTTTGACGAACGCGGCCAGGCGCGTATGTTCGCCGCGGGTGGCATGTTCACGAACCAAATCGTCAGCTCGCCCACATATTTCGCGCACGGCGGCGGCCTTGGGCTTATGGGCGAAGCGGGGCCGGAAGCCGTGATGCCGCTGGCGCGGATGCCGGACGGAGACCTCGGCGTTAAAACGGCCGGGGGCGGCGCGAACGTGACGGTAAACATTATCAACAATTCCGGCGCCGAGGTGCGCAGGGAAGAAACCGAAACCACCGACGGCGGCATGCGGATCGACGTCACCATCGGCGACGCTATCAACAGGCATATCGCGTCCGGGAAGGCCGACCGCGCCATGGGGCGTTTCGGCGTGCGGGCGCAGGGGGTGTAAATGGCCGACATATATTGGCCGGATTCACTGCCCGCGACCCTTCTGCTTGCGGGGCTTTCCATGCAGCCGCAGGACAACGTCATCAGGACCGCCATGGACGCGGGGCCGAAAAAGGCCCGAAGGCGCTATACCGCGAGCGCCAAAACATTTTCAGGCAAACAGGTATTAAGCGCGGAGCAGTTCATAATCTTTAAACATTTTTACCACGCCACCATCGCGGACGGGGTACTGCGTTTCAACTTTACGGATCCCGTTACGCTTGAAACGGCGGAGTTCCGCTTCACCGGCGCATATTCCGCAACCGCCCTTGACGGGCTCTGGGAGGTCGCCATGCCTCTGGAGCGCCTGTGAAACATTTATCCCCGGAAGCCACGGAAGCGGTACTCGCGCCGGAAACCGAAAAAGTATTTCTTCATCTTTTGACGATTGAAACTTCGGGGGGCGCGGTACTGCGCTTCGTAAATAACAACCAGAATGTCACGTCACGCGGGAACGAATATTCCGCGGCGGGTTTTGACATAATTCTTCCGGAGCAGACGGATAACGCGCCGCGCCCGTGCCGTCTGGCCATAGACAATACGGATACGGTGATTTTCCAAGCGATAAAACAGGCCGTGGGGCAGGACGTGTCCGCCACGGTCTGCGTCATCATGGCTGACGCGCCGGACGTGTACGAGCGCGGGCCGCTCAAGTACCGCATGCGCAACGTGCGCGCGAGCAAGGAGACAATCGAGGGCGAAGTGTACGACTTTTATCTTTTGGACCGAAAGTTCCCAAGGGGCACCTACTCGCCCGAAGATTTTGAGGGGATGTTTTTCTGATGTACGAATGGGTAAAAAAATACATTGGGATCCCCTTCGTTTCAAATGGCAGAACCATGGAAGGCTGCGACTGTTACGGCCTCGTGCGTCTGGTTTTGCGTAACGAGTACGGGGTTGAATTGCCCGCGTTATCTGACGATTACAAGGACGCGCTGAACGTGAAGGAGACGGCCAGATTGTTTAAAGAAAATCTTCCTGTGCTCGCCGGGCAAAAAATAACGGCGCCGCAGGAGAAAGCGGTCGTGGTCATTACCGAACACGGCGTGGCCGCCCATGTCGGCGTAACCGCGGGGGGCGGTTACATACTGCACACCGGAATAAAAACGGGATCAATATGCCAGAGAGAAACTCATCCGGCCCTGCGCGGGCGCATAGAGGGGTATTACCATGTCGGTTAAAGTCGTCGCGGAACTCCACCCGTTCAGGCGGACGCGCGTAAAAGTCACCGCAAGCCCCAAGGCCATAGCGGAAATAATAAAGGATTTGAACACGGGGTTTCCCCTAACACAGGCGCGGGTGTGCCGCAACGGGGAAATCGTCAAGGATTTTTCAATGGCGGCCAACGACGGCGACACGCTCACGGTCAAGTTCGTGCCGTATGGCAGCACGCATGACGCAGGCGGTGGAATGAAAGTCGGCGGTTGGGGGCTTGTAGCTTTGGGCGCGTTATCTTTTCTTATACCGGGCGTAGGGGGGTTTTTAAGCTCCGCGCTCATCGGCGCAGGCCTTTCCATGGCCCTCGGCGGCACGGTGCTGATGAACGTAAACATACCGTCGCTAAATGACCGGGAAAAACCGGAGCAGGATCCTTCAATCCGCGGCGGCAAAAACCAGATGCGGCAAAGCGGCAGAATTCCCGTGCTGTTCGGGCGCCACCGTATATACCCTGACCTCGCCGCCAACCCGCACACGCAGATCATCGACGGCAGGCAGTATTACACGCAGTTATTTTGCGGCGGATACAAGGACTGCGTGATCGACAAAAACAGCTTCAAGCTCGGCGATACCGAATTGCAAGATCTGTCCCAGACAAAAGACATAAACGCGATTCTTTCCGGCGCGGATCCCAACATCAGGCTGGAAGTGCTTCAGAACGGCGAAGCGTCGGTTCTCTATCCGCACTGCGTCCACGAGGACGCGGTAAACGCGCCCCTGCAAAACCGCATTGAAGATGCGGACGGCAATAAGATACCTGGCGAACTTATCCGCCACACCCCGGACAACACCGACGCGGTTGACGTGGACATTTTCTTTTACAACGGTCTCGGCAAATATGGCAATAACGGCAACGTAGTATCCGCGTCGGTCGAGGTGAGGGCTTCGTACAAACCTTATGGCGCGGCGGATTCCGCATACGCGCTCCTCGGATATTTTAACAACGGGAGCAATACCGTCTCGGGGTCGGAACTGAAAACAAAGCGTTGCAAGGTAACAAAATCCGGCCTTCTCATCGGCAAGTATACGGTTAAAATAGAGCGCGTAACGGCAGATTCGACTGACGGTAAAATCATCGATCAGGTGTACGTCGGATCTGTAAGGTCCATAAAATCCAGGGACAAGGACGGAAACGTCGTGCGCCCTATCCGCGCCGAGCGTCAGAAAGATTTGACCGTTATCGCCCTGCGGGTGCTGGCGACCAGCCGGGTGAACGGGATGCTCGACGGTTTCAATTACGTGGCCACTGCCAAAGCCCCGGTTTATTCCGGCGGCGGCTCCGGCGCGTCATACTGGCTCAACTCCGCCGAAACGCGCAACCCCGCGTCCGCGCTGCTTTACGCCCTGCGGGGCAGGGCCGCGCAACAGACCGTTGACGACGGCGACATAGACTGGCCGTCGCTTGAGAAGTTTTATGAATGGTGCGAGCAAAAAGACGAGGACGGCGATTATAAATATTCGTGTAACGCCTATTTGTCGGAGTCCGTCACCATAGCGGAGATCATGCGCATGATCGGAAGCACCGCCCGCGCCGACATACTGCGGATCGATTCGAAGATCGCGGTGGTGCAGGACATCGAGCGGACTTCCTGCGTGCAGTTGTTCACCCCGAAAAACACGATTTCCTACAGCGTCACCATGTTCAGCGCGGACATTCCCGATGCGATTTCCCTGCGGTTCATCGATAAGGACGCGGGTTACGCGCAAAACGAATCGAAGGTGTACAACACCCCCAATGGTAACCAGTCTGCCGGTGAGCCTCCGGATACGGTCCAAACCGCCGACCTATGGGGGGTCACGAATTCAAAACAGGCGCGGCGCATCGGAATGTACGATTACGCGTGCCTTAAAAACCGCCCCTTCGTTCATGTGATTGAGGCGGACATCGAATACCTTGTGTGCAACAAGGGCGACTGGATACGGTACGCCGGGGACGTAGCCCTCGCGGGATCGACCCAGGGCAGGATCAAGGGCGTCATTTGGGCGGACGGCGTATGCGTAGGCGTGGACACCGACGAGCCCATAGTCATGACCGAGGGAAAACAGCACGCGGTGCGGATACGGCTGTCAGACGGGACCATAATCCTCAAGGACGTAATATTCAGTTCGGGGGAACGCCGTGAAAAATCCATCGCATACCACCCAAGCGATGGCGGCGATCCCTACGATCCGCTCGTGGGCGATTTACGAGTGGTTGACGTTGATGACAATGTGTACTATGAGCCTCGGAACGCCGTCTTGTTTACCGAGCCGCTTGAGGAGGCCAACGCGCCAAAAGCCGGTGACGTTTACGCGTTCGGCGTAAGGGGGTATGAGACCCTTGATCTGATTATCACGGACATTCAGCCGGGGCAGAACCTCACGGCGGTTCTCACCTGCGTGGAATACAGCCCGGAGATTTTCGGCGTGGATCGGGAGGGGTTCGTGCTGCCCGATTTCGTGAACAGGATCACCCCGGTTTCCGGCGCGGTCGATTCCGGCGCCGTGAACCCCGACCGCTGGCGCTCCTTCGCCACCTACAATGACGCTGAAGCCGAACCGGACAGGCCTACGGGCGACGGGCAAGGTAACGGCTGGCATCACGTGCAAACGTACCGCTCGGTTTGGCAGTCAGCCAAAGTCGCGGAGTCGGTCGAAGGCGGGGAATGGGGCCTGCCGGTGAGGATTAGGGCGGAACGCGGCGATGACGACGTTACGCCAATTTGGCTGTCGCTCTCCCCGCAGAACGTGGAGCTTGATACGGACGGAAACGGCAATCTTCTCGCGGGGCTCCTGCCCATAACGCCCGCCCCACAGGCGAGGTTATTCAAGTGGAATTCACTTTTAACCGGCGTTAATTTTTCCCTGGTCGGAGCGCCGTCCGGAATATCAATAAATTCAAACGGCGTTATAACGGTGGGCGCCAACGCCGTTCTTGGCGACAAAAACAACATCACCGTCCGTGCCGCATACCAGGGCGCGACGTATACCGCCGTGCTTTCCATCACCAAAAATATTAATAATTCGGCACCGCGTTATCTAGGGACGGTAAACGCGCTGTCAGCAAATGCCGCCGCCGTGACAATAATTAAAGGTCCAACCACCGGGCAGGTTTCCGCGCGGCAGGGTGATTACGTGCTCGCGGTCGCGGCGACTGGCGGCAGGCTGGCGGGAAGCGTATTCCAATGGGGCGGCGTAGCATGGGAGTACCGCGCTATGGGCGATCACGCGGATCTTTACACCCGCTGTTTTAAAGACGGCTTGGACGTGCCGGAATTGGTCAATGATACGGAATGGTTCGGCGGCCTCATAGCAAAGCGGCTGATAGCCCTGAAGGCCTTCATTGAAGAATTTGAAACTGTTTTTATGCTCTTGAAAAGGGGCGGAATCATTCAAAGCGAGGCAACCGACCCCGTAACGCAGGAACCGCTCTTTTATATCAGATCGGATGGTTTTACGAAAATGATTAAGGCGATTTTTGAAGACATTACCGTATTTAAAGGCCATTTCACGGGAATAGACGCCGACGCGATACAAATATCCGGAAATTCCAGCTTTAGCGGTGACATAGACAGCGGCGTATTAAAGGTGTTGCCGTCCAGCCAAACCCCGCCATTCAACCTCGCCAATCCCAATAATGCGTCCGCGATAAACACGTTTATGGTCAATGTTAGAAACACGTTGGGCTACCCTTCAAATATTGCTCAATTTACAGTTTACCCGACATCAGGAACATATTATTTTTCTTCTGGCGGGGGCTACATACAAGAAATCATTAAATCAATAACCTTTGTTTTTTCCGGTTACATGACCAGCCCGCACATTGAAATAACGTCCGTAAACAATAAAACCATACGGATTAACTCAAGCTCCCCAGGTGGAAACCAATCATATACGTTAACATTTGCCGTAGGAACAAACAACAGGACGGTCAGGCTTCACGGATTGCCAGCGTCTACCAATACGCAGTACGAAGTACACAAAATGATTGACGGAAATGATCCAACTAGGTCTTTTGTAATGATAAAAAATTAATCTATTAAGTAATTTTCGTATATACTGTAAGGGCGGGATTGTAAAGAGACAGGGAATTACCGTCAATAACATACCGTTGGGTAAACCCGTTGCCCCAACCCTCCATGTCCGGCACTTTATAGTCAAATGTTATTGTCATCTGGGTATCATCGTAAGTGTACGTTCCTTTCCAAAATACTTCACCGTTGGGGTAAAAGCTTGTCACGTAGTTATTTGTAAAAACAAGGCGTTGCCCATTTTGGTTCTCCCATGTGCCAATAAAAGGATTTGTTTCCACGTCCCCATTGTCGCACGAAAAAACCAGAATCGCCGTCACCAGCGCGAAAATAAACTTTTTCATTTTAACCCCCTGTCACGGTTTTTTTATTATACCCCCGACGCCGTTACCGGTCAAGATTTGCGCTTTTATCCCTGTTAGGCTGGCCGTCCTCGGCGCGTAATATAATATCCCCATGCGCAGGAAATACGAAAAAACGGCATGGAAGGCCCGCAAGGGCACCGACCTGAACAGGTTTAAAAAATCGCGGGAAACGAGCGGGTACGTCGTTTTGGAAAACGCTCCGACATCGGTAGCCGAGCCGGGAACGCCGTTTTCCCCCGCGTTAATGAACCATCTTGAGGACGGGGTGGAGTCGGCGCATGAGGGGATAGAAGAGGAAATTGCGGCGCGTCAGGAGGCGGTGGAAAACGAGGCGCGGACGCGTGAACGGCAAATAACGGATGCGATAAGCCAGGAAATTACGGACAGGAACGCCGCCATAACCGCGCACGATACAAACGCGGCGGCGCATCATGTGCAACTAACGGGAGCGGCAAATAACGACACGGACACAAGTACCCCCGGTGTATCCGGCTATCTTGGAGCCGTTTTGCAATCTATATGGGGAAAAATCAGGTCGGTGGTCAATGCTCTAGTTGCGCATAACACGGATAACGGCTCCCATGCGGACATAAGAACGGATATCGCAAGCGAGATACGGGCAAGGACGCAGGGTGATACCGACGCGTTAAACGCCGCCAGAAATTACGCCGACCAAAAAGCCGCCGACTTAAGCAACATACTTTACGGCGTGCAAGCCCTAACCTTATCCGGCGCGTTGCTGACGAGGGTGATTGGCGGAACCACGCCCGTGGCCAAAAACCTGTTTGATCTGTCAACCGTTTTTTTTGCAAACAAGACGTTAATTGGCGATGCGAACGGGACAATCGGCGCATGCAGGGGACAAGACAGCGCGACAATAACGGTTGAAACGTTGTCAATAGCTCCAATATCATCTACCGAACCGACGTTAATAGGAGCCGTTTCTAACCACGCAAGCCTGCCGTTAACGGTCCATCAGGCGGTAGCGATGGGCTGGATGACGCCCAAATTAAACGACTGGGCGAACGTAAATAACGATGAAACCCTGAATAATCAAAAAGTAGAATGGTACGTAACGTCCATAGACACGCTCGGGAACATAACGTGGGGAAACCACGTTATTATTAACGCATCCGATTATCAGGCGCAGACGACCGCGCAGGACGCGGGAAAAATGTTAGTTGGCGGCGCGACACCCGGGACATTTGGAACGTCCAAGCCCATCGAAATCGCGCCGACGCAGAACAGCAACAACCCGATCAGCTCCGGCGCGGTACACGCCGCGCTTGTAAACAAGGTGGACAAAATACCCCCCAGAACACCCATATCGACACCAGCCGCCAAAAAATTCGCGCATAACGAACAGGGGCAGGTAACGGATACTGCGGATTTAGTGGCATCAGATGTTGGGTTGGGTTATGGGACTTGTTCTACCGCAGCCTCTACGGCAGCTAAGGTCGGCACACTAGCTGGTTTTGTCCGCCATACGGGGTCGGTTGTGGGGATTAAATTCAGTAATACCAATACTAATGCAAATCCGACGTTAAATGTTAATGCAACCGGAGCGGCTCCGATTTTTGATTATAGGACAGGCGTGGCGGTATCAACGCCGGGGGTTTTAAGAAGTGGCAGAATTCACTTCTTCTTGTTCGATGGTACAAATTGGATTCTTTTGAACCCCTACTTGGACGCGGGGTTGGCCTACGGAACCTGCTCCACCGTCGCGGCTACGGCTGCTAAAGTAGGCGCGTTGGCCGGATTCGTACGCAGTGCCGGGGCGGTCGTCGGCATTAAATTTGACTATACGAACAGCGCGGCAAATCCGACATTGGACGTAAACTCAACGGGGGCAGCCGCGATAATTGATTATAGGTCAAATACCGCTGCCGCAGTCGGGGTTATGGGAAACGGCGTACATTTTTTTATGTTTAACGGCACGAATTGGGTTTTAATAAACCCGCTCACAAATAAAGCCAACATGTATCAGGTGACGTTTAAAATTTCAGACGCAAACAACAATTACCTATCGTTTACATTAAGCCCAACAACGCCGATTTTTGCGAATGAGATAAGTAATACCGCGACTTTCGCCAGCGTCCCAATAGGTGATTTCTATCAGGCGATGCCCCAAATTTACCCGACTTTAAACAACCAGTCGCAGAGGGTTGTGACCGTAAGCGCGAGCGGAATGTGGGAGGGTGTTTTTGTAAATCATATCGCCCTGGTCACGGTAAACAGCACTACGTTAAGGCTGATGATCAATAACACCGCCGCGGTCGCCACGATAGATATAACGAACTCATCGGTCAGTCCGGCTGGCGTGCAGTTTGCCGTCAACGTGGTGATGATAAATTAATTTAAGGAGGGAGGAGAGAGATGAAGAAATTATTTTTTGGGAGGAGAGAGATGAAAAGAAAAATCGTGTTAGGTTTGCTGTTCCTACTTTTAACAGTTAACGTATTTGCGGATCCGATTGCGAATACGTCCCCCGTGGCGGCGGGCGTGTATGTGGACAGGTTTACCGATACGGCTTTTGTCTTTACGGTTAATTCGGTGTCGTATGTCAACTGGCCTTCCGGCACGGTTATTTGGACTATTACGCAATCGGAGTATACTTATAACGTAGCCAACTTAACGCGCTCTTGGAGCGGCGTGACGGGTGCCGGAAACCAGATTAGTATGAATATAACGGAAAATTATTTCGCAATATTGATCCCCGGTCAGGAAAGGAAGTTATTTAGTGTTATTGCCGACACGATAGAGGTCAGGTTCGAGCCAGTTACGCGCAACGGACGGATGTGGATTGACGTGTGGTGGGGACCCATCTTTGATCCTTTTGGGACATACGGGCTTGTGGCCAGAGACAATATCCACAATGCGCATATTTCGGATTTGCATTTTCATAAGAGTTACGTCAGGCAGTAAGAAAAAACAAAATAGGAGTGCCGTCAGCGTCTGGAAACCTGCTCGCACGGAAATTTGAGTGGTTCCGCAAGAATTACTACAAGCTGCCGTGGGAAGCGTGGGCTGATAAGTTGGGCGGGGTGGAAACGCTGTGGTATTAAATTAAAACTCATTTTTTATTATAATATTTGATCCAATACTGGGTATAATTAATAATAGCCCTCGTACAAAAATCCCTCTTCCCCTTCGTGTCCTTCTCCCCCTCCGTGTTCTTTGTGAGAAATTTAACATATAGTTCCTTAAGATAGACAAATCACTTCATCGTAAAAAAACAAACAATATTACATTTCCCTCCTCACTTCTCCCTTCTCACTTTTCCCCCCTCATTTCTCCCTCCTCATTTCTCCCTTCTCACTTTTCACTCCTCACTTCTCACTTTTCCCTCCTCCCTTGACTTCCCTTTGTGATCTTTGTCCCTTTGTGTGAAGTTTTTCGTTATAATTTACTGGTAAAATTCCCCAAAGTATGATATAAT